TTAGTCTGAAGTGGATCTGCCATATCTGCTCCTATGCAGGAAGTACCCTGCTGTCCTTTACCTTTCCAGGTTGTTTCGTTGTTCCGGTACGATCCTTCCGCACTCGATCCATCATCGCGTACAGCTTCCTTGCACCAGCTTCGCTGCTTCCATCTCCCAACCCGGAGACAACATCAGCAGGAATAATAAATTCATCGTTCGACAGGAGAACCTTCTGCCCCCCTCGTGCCATACGAGCGGTAGCCATGTCGTCCATGCCGTTGCCCGGACCCTTTATCATGCCCTCAGGAGGGGTGTATTCCTCTTCTTCTGGAACTTCCTCTTCTTCCCCGGACATCCGCTTGTAGAGATCCTGTAGGGCGTCCTTGCCGTAGTACGCGATATAGGTATTCAATGCGCCTTCAGGGTCTGCGCCCTCTCCTCGAATCGCATCCATCGCATCGCGGATAATCTTCTGCGCCTTCTCTTCTTCAGGCTCCAGCTTGCCACCTTGCGCGGAACGGATTGCATCCTCTTCTTCGTCGGGAGGATTTAATGACGGAGTCCCCATGCCTAGAGTTGAAACAATCCCTTGAGGCTGAGGGCCTTGCTGTACAGGCTGTTGCTGTTGAGGCTGTCCGTAAATAGGAACAACAGAAGGACCAGAGATAGCAAATCGCTGACGAGCATAGTCTGGTGCGAAGAGATTCTGTTTGTAGTTGGCTACATCGCTCATAATTTGCTGCCCTTTGTTTTTAGGATCAGGCATTAAAGCACCGACTCCTTGACTAGCAGCACTACTAACGAGAGCAGGGACAGCTACAGAACCAAGAAACTTGCTAAGGCCGGAAGCAGTAGCAGCTTTACCCGCACCAGCAGCAGCAGCTTTAGTGGCAAGGGCAGCAGATCCTTTTATCCCAAGAGAGCTTCCAACTTTTGCAGCAAGTCCAGCCAGCTTTGCACTAAGCCCTGATCCAGCGCCGCCAGTGCCTACAGCAATACCAACCGCAGCAGCGCCCAGCCCTATCGCGCCCAACAACTTCTTTAGCGAGAACGCCTCGTACATCCCCGTCTCCGGGTTAAGGGTGATCTTTACATCCGGGTCCAACTGCCGAAGGATCGCTTCGATCCCAGCTAATTCGCTAGGGTGAATATGCAAAAGGGTGGAATCTCCACCCCTGCCTTCCGAAGCAACCTGCTTTGCAAGAGACGCAATACCTTTGCTCATGTCGTTACTGTCACCGTACCCAGTTTAATCTTTATCTTGTTTGTTGGTGCGAACACTTGTCCTTGCACGACAATCCTTAATACGCCATCTCCATCTGCCCACACCATGCCATCCCTAAGCCCATATCCACTTCGTGGGCATTGCAGGAGCATGATGGATGCTCCAACCATTTCTCCAGGAACCCGTTGATTGTATATGTGGATTCCAAGGTTCTTAACAAGAGAGTCGAAGTATGTCTGATCGTATTCTGATGGAGGCTTGGGGAGCGTCTGTATTGGAGTGTTGCGGTTCATTTCATGCCGTCCGGTTGAATCTGAAGACGGTTAGACCCAAGTCTCCACTTGTACACAGGATCTCCACCTGTGAAAGACTCTGCCTTCAATACAATCTGTCGCGCCCGAATACGCAAATTCTTCTGCGTAGAAGTTGGGATCTCTCCCTGCACAAGCACAGTGTTTGTCTGATACCCTGATTGGCTCATCGGATAATTGACACCGTACACCTGCACATTCACCTTCTTCGTAATTCCAGCAGCACTCACCCTTGGATCGGTAACAAACTGGACGTCAGGGATAATCCTGCTGATGAAGGAGAACTGCTCCCCATCTTCGATGTCGATAGGGCCAGAGGTAACGTGAGCAACAATGTTAGATCCATCAGCAGTATATCCGTACTCGTGCTGGTAGAGGCTAGTCGTAGTATTCTTCTCTGTTAAATCTCCATTCGGCATAGCGCCAATAGGAAATCCATCCGTAGCCAGATCCAACCATGCAGTACGATCCATCGTTCCTATCGTCCACAGGTTCTCAACGTAGTTATAGCAAACGTATCGACTATTCTCTCCAGTTCCATCTGTAACACTGGGATACCACCAGTAGATCTCATTGAACTGAGCGTTTACTCCAGCAGCTACCTTCTGCTTCTGCGACCATTCCAAGTCTGAGAACACATAGCTCAACACAGGACACTGCATCTTAACAACACTTCCGCTGTACATATAGAAGTTGTTGTTGTCCATCCAGTACACTGTGCCTCTGGCGTCTACGCCAGCCTTAGGCCCGATAATCGAGACAGACTCGCCAATCCGGGTGAAGCTAAAGGTGTAGGGCGGTCCCGTATATGCCATCGCAAACAGCGCCTTGTCCGTAAAGACAAGGATCTGCTGTTGGGTAGGAATAGCAGAAACGATCTCAGAACCGTTGGAGATGGTGAAACCTCCAGCAGTGTTGTCCGTCCTGGGTTCCCAGTCCAGATAATCTTCCTGGGAAGACCAACGAACCAGCAAAAGGTTCTGGCTTGAAGACCCTATCTCGTTGCATCCGAAGGCAATCAAATGCCTGTCAACGTCAGAGACAAGTACCTGAGACGCTACCGTAGGCGCATCGTTAGCGCCAGCAATAGAGGATAAAGACACCGCTCTCGTATTAAGAGGGTCAACCCCGCTAGCAGTCCAGTAGTAGATGTCTCCATACCTGGGGTTGATAACCAAGTCCTGACCGTAGTTAGAGTTCGACCAAAACCTAAGATTATCCGTAGGACTGATTGGCGCAAATGCGCTACCCCAAGGGCCACGACCCCAAGGGCCTGATCCCCATCCAGTTGCATAGACTTGAGTGTTCAAGCCAACATTGATCTGGAAAGCAGCACTGACGCTAGCACCACCTCCAGAAGTAGAGGGAGTAATCGTAGCGCCAGCAGGGAAAACAACGTAGAAATTGGTGGCGTCAATAATCTCAGTTATCTGTACTTCTACATTCAACTGATCTGCTGTAAAGCCATCAAATCCAGTAGCCCCAGAGAAGGTTACCCAATCGAATTCGATTGCATCGTGACCCGTAGGAGTTGTCACCTTCATCTTCCCGGTGCCTACTTCCTGCGTCTGGAAAGGATTGCTCCCTAAAGCAATCGTTGCCCTAATCGGGGTGATGTCGTTAATGTATTGACCAGCTTCGATGTAATACTTCTGGTTTGTTCCTAAACCAATAAACCTCTCTAGCGAGAGAGAGGTCCATTGAATCATCGACCTGCAAGTACCGTAGATGGTTTCAGCATCTGCATATGCCTGCCATCCACCAATCACCTCCGGGAAACCCAGCCTAAACCTAATCTTGTCTGAGTCGTACCAAGACCCTTCAGAAGAGTATTCGGTAACGTCCTTGACGATCCCAGGTTTAGGTTGGATTTTTACCAGAGGCATACATTAGGCAACTACAGGTTCAAGCTCTTCTTTCTTTCGGCTTTGCTTCAGTTCCTCAGAGAAGAACTTCAGCGCCACATTCAACTGATCGGCGCTAAACTGAACTTGCGTCAGCTTTGCCTGAAGGTCAGAAATCTGAGACACCAAGTACTTCTGACGATCATTTAGCTCACTCATGAATACTCGTTCGTTGTCAATGTAGATGAATTGATCTGGATTCATACTCTACATTCTACTACTACAGCTTGGCTACTGCCTTCATCTGCTGATACGCTACTTCCACGGCGCGACCAATAATTTCCTTCGGCACCTGAGGAAGACGCCGTTGCGCCTGCTGGATAGCAATGTCCTTTATCACTTCTCCCTTGCTCTTGGATCCGTCCAACATCGCTTGCACTCCCCACTGCTTTGCAAGAACGATGATCTCATCGTCAAACTTGTTTGGGGTATACACCGCAGCAATTTCGACAATCGGATAGACGACAGACACATAATCCAAGAACTTGGTAGCAGCACTACGAGAGAACAGCTTCTTCGCAAAAGACTTGAAGGACATAAGACTCCTAAGAAAGATTCTTTAGCTTGTAAAGGGTAGAAGCAAGAAGAGACAGAATGCTGTCTACGGTATTCTGCAAGTGGCTTTCGCTACCGATTTGGCTACGATTGTTCGTGACGTAACGATACAGTTCCTCTACGAAATCAACAGCGTTCTTCGGAGGAGTAAACTTCTCAGCCGGGAAGGAGTCAATCACTCCATGCACTCCCATGCACTCTTCCGCTAGAGAATCCGTCAATTCTCCAAGCTCTTCGTAAAGGTTTCCCAATGCCTTGTGCGCTGCAAAGCTCCCAGGGCCTTTAGCCTGGAGATGCAACATATGCGCTGCCGTCACGCCGTGCAGCAGCTTAGAGATCAAATCAGATTGAGGCTTTGCCATAGCTTATTCCCAAGGTGGAGGTAAAGGAATCGTCGGAGGATTCTTTTGATCTGCAATGTTTTGCGCCAGACTTGCATCGTACTGATCGACAACAGGCTGGGTTAAAGAAGCAACTACCCATCCCTGTACCTGCGCTTTCGTCAGGTCTGCGAATGCAGTGTAATCGCTAGGGTTCGGGGGGCCAAGGGAAACCTGACCATATACGCTACTAGCGTAGTAGTTTCCATCGACAGCATAGCGCCGCCAATCAACAGTGATAACCACATCCGTCAAAGAGCCTTCTACGGGCTTGACGGTGAGGGGGTTGAAGATCCAATCGTAAGTAATTGCCATGTTTAGTTCCTTGCTTTCAAAATGTCGATCTCTGCTTTGAGTTCCTGGATAGCTTTGACCAGAATGGGGATCAGTTTGGCGTCAGATAGCCCGTAGAATTCTTCCTTGGTTCCGTCTTTTAGCTCAACTTCATTGCTCTTCACAACGGATTCAAGGTACGGCTCGTCGGCTAGCGCCGCCTGGACATCCTGGGCGATAAAGCCAACCTGAGTACCACTGTCAAAATTGTGAATCTCATGCTGCTTCCAGGTAAACGATACGGGATTGAGCTTCCCGACCACACCCAGTCCAGACTTGATTGGGGAAATGTTCTCTTTGTATCGCCCGTCAGAGGTAGCGATTGTGGCGTTGGTAGCGAAGATCTGGCTGTTGACTTGAAGCAGGTACGATCCATTTGAAGTGGTGTATCCGATTAGGACATTGCCACTAGAGTCCATACGCATCCTCTCGATAGCGCCAATCGCAAACACTAATCTTGTTGCATTATTCAGAATCGTCTCAGAAGTACTACTAGCAAATAAATAATTCGCGGAACCTGGAGTTGTCCCAAAATTATAGATCGCACTATATCCAGAACCACCTGTATAAGGACCCAGGATCAATCCCTGCGTACCATCACTGAACGC